TGATTTTTGTAATCGGTGGGCTGAACCGAATCAGCCCACCATAACTAACAAAAGGTAGGTGTGATATTTATACCACAATCCGTGATCCGTGGTCAACCATACCTTACCCGTTGCTCACGGGTATACCCATACCGATCGGGTAACCTGTTGCAATAATGCAACTACTCTTCCTCGTCTTCATCTTCATCCTCGTCATCTTCGTAATCATCTTCGTCATGATCACACTTAGAATCTTCGAGTTCAATTGCTTTATCGCGTAAAGTAATTAAATCCTCTTCAATTCTATCAATGATGTCTTGGATTGTTTCTTCTTTTTTCTTTGCCATAGTCTACCTCCCCAAAAGCCAGATATACAAAAAATTATATGGGATAAAGCCCCGTAAAGGCCTTATTTTTTGCGATATATGCCTGATAGGCACCAGGCATATAGCAAATCAGTAATTATTATAAATAATTAAAGATACAATAACCGCAGCAACCGTAAAAATAAATAATAGTTGCAGTGGTATACTCATTATTTTTTTAATGATTTCACGATATCTTCTGCAAAATCAGTGTAAAACTTCTGTACATTACCAAAGTAATTAGACCAGAACGTTTTTACTTCACTGTACGCAGGTATTTGAAATAGTTTTTCCATTTTTTATCTCCTTGTTAGAGCCTATATATATGTTGCATTGCAACATATTTCAAGAGGTCAATATTGTACCTTATTGTTTTTTACAATAGATTTACAAATTGAATAAAAATCCTTAACAGATAATTCTTGTTTCATACGATTTACGATAGCGCAACAGAACACAATGTTACCGTCAATATAAGGTTTATTACTATCTATTCTATCAACCGAAATATTATACATACGTGCAGCATTACCTAAAACATGTGTCATTTTTAAATTAGAATAAGGACATCGCAGACCAAACTTATCATGTTGTTCTTTCCAAATATCTAAAAATTCACTGCAAGTAATTAAGAGTTCATGTTTATTATCTTTCTTCAACCGTTTTCTTGTCATTTGATAAATTCTTCTTACAAAAGTAATAGAATTTCTTGACCAAGCAGTTTTTTGTTCTTTGAGTTTACAGGGTTTGCACCATGAATGTAATTCCACTTTACTGTGTGCTCTGAAATAAAAAAAAGTTTTTAATTTTTTTTGTTTACACAACGAACAAGTTTTATAAAAAGTCTCCTGTGCCGTCGTCAATGCTTCTTCGTTCATTGTATTTTTTTCGCCAGTTAATGTAATTAATTTGTTCTTTAGTAAAATAGATTTGTTCGTTGTCGACCATTTGTAGATATTTTTCTCTAACTGTCTCATCATTCAAATCAGCAAGGTTACAAATAATTTTAAAGTTTTCACTATTATTTACAAACCATAAGTGAGCTTGGTACTTGAACATAATTAACGATCGTTCCATTCCAGGATAAATGACATCCTCGAATGCTCGTTGAATGACTGCTCTCCAAAGTTTTGTTTCTGGTAAGGTTTCTTCTTCGTGAAATTCTGTTTTTAGCTCCTGCATTATATTTCATTTAGACGAAGGCCGGCAGGGTATGGTAGCTCTCTAACGAGATCAGACCGACCTTCATCCAAATCACTTTACTACACGTAGGCCACGCATAGCCAAACGATCCTTATTGGTTCGTTTATAAACTTCATCAAGATAAGATTTAAATCCTAATGTACTATCACTAAAGCCAAAATTGGTACCACAATAGAGACCGAATAATATAGAAGATATTTTTCTATACTCTTCTCTCGTTGTGCGAGATGCGATAATCGCTAATGTTTTTCCAAATTCTGTCTTGTCCACAAGTTTTCATTTGTTGTGCCAGCAGATTATTAGAATTAAAGATGTTAAAACAATTATTACTTCAACCCAATGTAAACCACTTAGCAGTTCAAGCATTGTCCGTGATCCGTGTTTCTTGAGTCGTTTTCCGTGAGTCTAGGTGTGATGTACACTTGGGGCAATTTATAAAGTTATTTGAATCTTTATACAAGAAAATAATTGAAGGGTAAGAACCTTGTTTTTTAACGTAGTTATTACCCTTACAAACTGTGCAATTACTTTGATTTTTGGCCATTTTTATGCTCCTTAAGGATTTTTTCAAGATAGGCCTCTGTACTCATTTTCTTCAAACCTGCACGTCTTTCTATCTCTTTATCTACTAATAAAGCTATAAAAGCTGCAGGGTTACGATACTCCTTATCGCAAAGAGCCAGTAACTTATCATAGCTAGATTTTCTAACCGCTACTGACTTCCAGTTTTTTATGTCCATGGTTTTTCCTTTTTGTTTGTTAAATTCTGTAATCTCTTATTTCTGCCCAACGTTCTTCTGTTGTAAGTTCGTTACGCAGTTTCCAAAATATTCTTAATCGTTCTTTCAATGGTGGATAACTTTTACCATCTGGATGATTGTCCATATAATATTTTTTAGAAGTGTATAATAAAAAATTATAAACTATTCTTTTAATGTATTTCATACGTATATAGTAATTGTTACAATTATTAATAACCAACATATTATGATTAATAATAACCAAGGGTTAGGTTTGTAATCATCAAGTTTCATTATTTATCCTTATAAATTTTGACTGCAATAATCACAGTAATAATTAATGTTGCAAAAATTGCTAAATCAACGACTGCCATTTTTCTTTTTCCTTTCTTTCCCAAAAGCATCATAAATTTTATGATATCTTTTTAATGCACTAGGAAGCCAATTAGGTTGTTTTTTCTTTTTCATTAGTGCCTGAACTTCCTGATATCTAAAATTGCTTGCTCTGGAGTATAATTGTACTTTTGTCCCATTGCTACAAAAAAATTCATAACTCTTTTTTGAGCTTCTTTTTCATTTTTAGGTTTTGCTCCACCACAATAAATATGTTCTGCTATCAAACTATTCAAATCATATTTTTTTGTGAGCATTTCAATCCATTTATACATAGGATGATTTTTATCGATTAATATTTTTTTCATAATAGACTCCATAATGCAAAACAAGTTACGAGTAAACTAAATCTTGGCAGTAATGCGTAAAACAAAATTAACATTCCTAATAAAAATAGTATCATTTGATTCCTTGATATTGTTTAATTATATGGTCTGCAATGTCATTATTAATTAAAACATAACCTGTGTCATCTAATTGTAATTTTAAGTTACAAAGTTTTTCTTTACATGCCTTATAGAATACATCGTTAGGCAAATCGTTTTTAGGTACGGCTTTAGCTATGTCCTGCACCTCTTTTAAATACTCAAACCAATCTTTAGCCATTATTGCATTCTCCAAGAGTTAATTGTTTTATTTACTTGATCTAATAAAGCAGTAAATTTTTCAATAGTTGCATCAAATGTCATCGAAACTTTTCTATGATTTACAAACATTGAAATTGTTTTTTCTTTACTGCAATATTCTACAGAAAAAGATTCTATATTAAGCGGATTTAATTTAAATGATTCGCCTGATTCTAATTTTATTTCTGTAATTACATCCATATCCCACGAATATATGAATTAAAAAGACAAAGTCAAGTCAAAATAAATGTTTATTTTTAATGGTTATTGACAAATTATCCCATAAAATCTAATAATACCCTATGAAATTATATCGTTTTATTGCACGTTATGCAGGGCAACGTATAATGATAGACGTTAAAGCACACAACGATGATGAGGCGAAGGTTAATTTCATAAATGGGTTAAAAGAAGGCGGAGGAACGTGGAGGAAAGAAATAACATATTCTCCTTCCAAAGTTTTCATAACTTATGAGGAAACAAATGATGATAGAAACGTCACAGTCTCTGTTACTAAAAAAGATCAGCTTGGAGTCCAAGTGGAACCAGTTGTATCTGGATAATGGTTGCGAGACACCAGACATGAAATGGATAGATCTTGAGTTAAAAAAAACAAGACTAGCAATGAGAGATCTAGCCAATGTAGTTGCAAGACAAGAATTATTGAGAGAATACTCAGATATTTCTAGTTAAGGCAACAAAAAAAAATAGAATAGGTAAAATTCTATAGGCTACTCTCGTCTTTTAAATTAAAATCTACTTTTGTAAATAAAACTTTACCGTTAATATGTTGTTTAGATTTTTCTAAACATATAGGACAAACAAAAATATTTTCATCTTTTGTTTTTCTAAAATGTACAGGAGTTGCGCAGTGTGGGCATACACCTAAGTTTATTTGTACATCTTCTAAATCCATTACGCATCTCCCCAGTCCTTTCCAATAGCTACATCTACTTTAGATGGAACTACTAGCTCTGAAATAGAACTTTCCATTATTTTTTTAATCTGTTCCGAATCTTTACTCTCTCTAACACTAAAACATAATTCGTCATGTATTTGCAACATAGGTAAAAACCCAGCATTATTGCAGTCAATCATAGCTTGTTTAACTTGATCTGCAGCTGAGCCTTGAATAAGTCTGTTCAAAGCTTTAAACGTACCTGATCTTCTAATGTTATTAACACCATACTTTTGAACTGCATCATCGTAAGTTGTTGATTTATTTAATCCCCAACTAGCAACTTCCCATTTATCAAATCTACAACGTCTGCCTCTAATGGTTCTTATAGACCCATTTGTTTCTGCTGATTCTTGACACTTTGATGCTAATTGTTTTACGAAAGGAACTTTCTTATTGTATTCGTCCAAAAGTTTTTTTGCCTCTTCTTCTCCAATTCCAAGTTGTACGGATAGTTTTTTGGCGCCCATTCCATAAAAAAGTCCCAAGTTAATAGTCTTCGCTTGTCCTCTAGGTATGCCCGCCATATCTGCAACTGTTTGATGGAAATCTGCGTCGTCTTTCTCATAAGCTTTAATTAATTGTTCTGATCCTTTAAATCCAACTGTGTAAGCATAATGAGCTACAAGTCGTGGCTCTTGTTGCGAATAGTCGAATGAGCCCCATAATAAGTCATTATCAGGTTTAAATATAGATCTAATTTTAGGGCCGAACTCCTTATTTTTTGCAGGAACTTGCTGTAAATTTGGATTTGACATTGACAATCTACCAGAAACTGTACCTCCAGAATCTGATTTTAATTGGTTAATTTCAGCGTGAATTCTACCTTTATGTTGATATTTAATAATCGAATCAATGAATGTTGATGTAAATTTGTTGATTTCTCTAGCCTCTCTTAAATATTTTGCTATTGGTGCAGTACAATTTAATAGCCAATTAGCTGTAAAACTAGGTTCTTTTGTCTTTTCTGTTCTAGGATAATCTATCTTTAATTTATCAAAAGCTTTGGCTATACTTCTTGCCTCCCAAATTTCTACATTAAGACCACATTCTTTATTAAGTTGATGTAATAAAGTTTTTTCTTTTTCTAAAAATTCTTGTTTTAATTTTTCAGCTTGTGCAACATTTACACGTATCCCCTTAGCTCTCATTGCAATTAAAATCGGCGTAAGTTTTGTTTCTAAATCAAATATAGTTTGTAAAGAGTTGTCATAAATTTTAAATTTTAAATACTGCCAAAGTTTTAAAGTTAATGATGCATCTTGTTCTGCATAAAATCCTACATATTGAGCTGGTAATTTATAGAGCTCCTGTTTAGCGTCCAGTCCCCAATCGGCTGCTGCTTCTTTTAGCTCTTGTTCAGACTTTGTTTCGCCTAACCAATCGAAGCCGAGAGAATTTAGTGAATAAGAAAATCTATTTTCATCTACAATAGCTGCAGCTATCATCGTATCAATTATTCTTCCATTTTTAATATTTACACCGTGAGCCCTTAACCAACCTACATCGTATGATGAATTGTGAAATATCTTATCACCAGGACCACTTACAATGTCTTGAACCCAATCCATTACCATTTTATAATCCATGTTAGAACCAACTTCATGACCGATAGGGTAATAACCAATGAAGCCCTCTGTAGCCACACCAACACCTACAATATTACCATCCATAGTAGGCCAACCTGGTCCTTTTTCTTTGATGTTCGGATCTTTGGTTTCTAAATCTATTGCTATTTCTTTAGCATTTTTTAAATCAGGAAAGTGTGTTGGAGGAGTCCAATCGGATTCTTTAAATATAAAATTTATTTGATGACTCATTCTGTGTAATCTCTTTCAATAATCATTTCACAATAATGTATTGCTTTTTTTATATCTGCTAATTTACCTTTGTCTTGATGTCGTGTTACATATTTAACTACATTTCCTTCTGCAAATAATAATTTATTTTTATTTATATATTGTGAAGGTTGAATAGGATGCTTTTTATAATGTCTCCCGCCAACTTGTTTAAAGTAAGTTTTATTTGTCATTTTTTATTTCTACTGTAGCTATTGTATCATTATGCTGACTTCCATGAGCAATTAACATTATTCTAGATAATTTAAAACCATATTTTTTTCCAATTCCATTACTATTCCATCCAAAACAAATTACTTTACCATTCGTTTTAGTAATTCTAGAAATTTCTTTTTTACAATTTGACCAATAAGAGGCATTAAAATTATCTAATGAAATTCCTGCGTTTTTATACTTTGTTTTTAATTGATAAGAAGAATATGGAGGATCAAAAACTAAAGCATTAATACTATTTGTCGTTATTGTTTTTAAATATTGAACAGCATCTTGTTTAAATGGGTAAGGAAAAGGATCAATATAATCAGAACCAAGTTCTTCATTAATTAATTTTTTTAATGGTTTAATTGTAAATGTTTTATGACTTGGCATAGACCAATATCTTTCAATTTTTATTTCCATACAAATAAGTTATTTTTGGTTTATATTTTTTATGATATTCGTCTCTAATGATTCGTAATCTTTTACACAT